ATGGATGAAAGGAGGCTTATATTTGGATGGAGACGTAAAAACTGAATACATGATTACGACATTAGACAATCCATGGAGTCCATTCACCCATTATAGAGAATGGTGGGAGTTTGATAGAGAACACGGATATTTTACGCAAGAGAAACTCGCTAAGCTAGCATTCACTACTGATAATTTAGGAGAGAATGAGAAACAGGCAGACATTGCGTTTGCTCAGCAGTTACTATTAGACTCTGATATTCTTGGAATCTACATAAGGGTGTCTAAAGACACCGTATTACACCCAGTCTCTATAGAAGAATACCTTAGTATTATAGAGTCTGATATTTAAACCCCTTATCAATGGCTATGCTACTTTAATAGCTATGCCACTTCATATAGAGTGTGCATAATACTGATATTTGAAAGATTACACTCTATACATACACTTCTATACATTACTATGCTATACAGTACTCTATGTAGTACTGATATTTCTCTAAAAAGCAAACATGTATACACCGTATGTGTGTAATGCCCATATGCAATACTGATATTCCTCAGAATGAACTATTAGATACGTGTTTTAAGCATAGACCTGGTACATAGTCACTATGTATGTACTGATATTCTAAGAAGAATAGTACTATACACATTACGCATGTACAATGCTCTATACGTATACTGATATTCTCTGAAAAAGTCGATCTATGCATTCTGCTATACAGGTGGCCTTTATACACACTCTCATACAGTACTGATATTTTACAAAAAGATACCTTTGTATGGTCTCACAGTATGTAGCTCTCTATACGCTACTGATATTTCCCAAAAGGAACATTTGTATGCACATTGCTATGTATGTGGTACTCATACTATACCCATACAGTACTGATATTCTTAGTTTGCTATAGAAGCTTAAGCATAGTAAAGCAATACAACTAGTAAAGCGATACAACAACATACTATTCTCAATACTGATATTCTAATTGAAACATCAAATGTGTGTAGCATTATGGTAAATGTCAAGCTTTACTTAGTTTATTAGTAATAATTGTCAAATACTGATATTTTAAAAAGAAAATTGTATATAGCATACAATAGTGTTTAACGGGTGTAATCAGTGTTTGAAGACCTATTACTGATATTTATACAATTAAATACTGATATTTGTACTGTTGGGGACCAAAGTTTTATAGGGGGAGGGGGTACCCTCAAAATTGCACCCCCTAGCTCATCGCGGCGGTCCCCAAAATTTCCCCGGCGGGATATTTTCTGAAAACTTTCTGGTATTTTTCGACGGCATTCTTGGTATAATCCGTGGGTTTTGCTCCCCGATCCTTTCTTTGAGCTTATGTTCCGGTCAATAGTCTCATGAATAGCCTCCTGTTAGTATAGTAAACACGTTGCTTCTATACCCTAAGTACCAAGAATGCCGCCTGAAAGTACCAGAAAGTTAACTAGAACCGAGGTGAAACCAATGAATACTAAGTGTAAACCTGAGGAAAGTAGCTATCCAACGGCTATACTGTCAGACAAGAATCGCCTCAACCAGATTACTGCTAGTGCGTACAACTTAGCAGAGCAGAAGATTCTTGACGGGACTGCACCTAGCCAATTAATACTCTACTTTCTCAAACTCGGTGACGAAAGTCGTGAGGAAGAGCTGAAGAAACTACGGACAGAGAACGAGTTACTTAATGAGAAGATCGAATCTCTTCGTCAAACTCGTAGGAATGAGGCAGCCTATGCTGAAGTAATCAAGTCTATGAGGGAATACAATGGCATCTAAGAGCTACAGTGAACTAATCAGCATCCCCAAATACGAGGATCGTTTTCAGTACTTGAAAGTCGGTGGTCTTGTAGGTGATGAAACGTTTGGCAGTAGACGATACTTAAACCAAGCCTTATACACTTCAAAGGATTGGCTCATGTTTAAGAGCAGAATGATCATACGCGATAGCCTGGGCGGAGATTACTGTTGTGACTTGGCAACTCAAGGCAAAGAGATTACTGGTGTTGTCATACTTCATCACATCAACCCTCTGTCTATTGAGGATTTAATCAATCGCTCGCCAGCAATTTTTGACCCCGAGAACGTTGTCTGCGTGTGTCATAGAACACATGAAGCTATTCATTACGGAGATGAGTCATTGTTGATTAAAGAACCGGTGGTTCGTAGACCAAACGATACTTGTCCATGGAGGTGAAGTATGGATGGATGATAGCATTTTAGTTACAGTCAAACGAAAGCTTGGCATTGTACCTTCATATGAACACTTTGACGAGGAGTTAATCTCTGACATAAACACTGTCTTACTAATACTCAATCAGATAGGTATCGGTCCTGTCGATGGCTTTCAGATAGATGGCGATAGCGCTACTTGGGGCGATTTCATTGGGGATAGCACATTGCTGTTATCTGTCAAAACATATGTTCCAATGAGGGTCAGAATGCTATTTGACCCACCGTCTGGAGCTGTGAAAGAGGCTTATGAGAAAAACATTACAGAGTTAGAATGGCGTTTAAGAGAGATGAAAGAGATCTTTATGGATGGAGCTACATGATACCACTTGACATTGTTATTACAATCGTCTGCAGTGTGTTTGCGTCATCTGGCTTTTGGGCCTACTTGATGAGTAAACAAAATAGAAACACTGCAGAACAGCGCCTAATTTTAGGCATCGGCTATTACAGCATATGTGATCTTGCTGGTAGATACATTTCGCGTGGGCACATTACCAGACAAGAATACGCAGATTTTAAGAAGTATCTCTATGAGCCTTATCGAGCTCGTGGCGGTAACGGAACTGCTGAGAGACTCATGGCAGAGATAGATAAACTACCAATTAGGGAGGAATGAGATGCAGCAGTTGTTTTTCGATTTAATCTATTCGCTTTTGTTTGGACTTATCGTATGGGGAGCTAAGCAGCTTGTGGTCATTGTGATCCCGTATCTTAAGACTCGACTCGAGTCAGAGCAGTACAGTTGGGCAGCAGAGATTATTGAACATGCTGTACGCGCTTTTGAGCAGACAGTTTCTGGAAGTGGACTTGGAGAAGAGAAGTTTCAGTTGGTAATTTCATATGCCAAACGAGAGCTTGAGAAACGAGGAATTAAACTTACAGAGGAACAGATCACAATGCTTATTGAGGCTGCAGTTCAGACTATGAATTGTGAGTCCTTGAATGTTCTTGACTGTACTACTGATACGACACCCGGTGTAATCTTTGCATCAGACAACACACTTGATGAGGAGTAACAAAATGGTAATAATCGGATCAGCAAGAATTGATGAAGACGGCTCTGCAGCAGGTGGTAGAGCTGGCGATCAGACAGGACGAGAGGTTTCAACACAGGAGTGGTACAACCACCCTAAGGGATGGCGTGTATTTCGCTGTAAAGACACTACTAAACGAGATCTCATAGCCAGAAACATGGAGTACGCTTGCAATAATCCGAACATTGGTTATGATCAGTCTCAGAATACTTCTTTGTACTACGCAGCCAAGCCGTACGGTTTCGATTGCAGTATGGTAACAGAGAAGTGCGAGACCGATTGCGCAAGGCTTGTTCGAGTGTGCTTAGCATATGCAGGAATCAAGACCTGGGATTTCTTTACGGGAGACATGGTTTATGCGTTGCAGGACACCGGCATGTTTGATGAGTATCCTATGGCGTCTAACAACCCTGATAAGCTACTCAGAGGCGACATTCTTGTAACTAAGACAAAGGGACATACAGTTGTGGTCCTGTCAAACAGTAAAGAGTTTAAGACTCCTTCAGACGATTCGTTTGATGGGGTCTTTATTAATTGTCAGGAGGAAAACAAAATGGCAGCAACTTACAAAATGCCAACAATCTACCTTGGATCTAAAGGACCCCATGTTGCCATGGTTCAGGGCTATCTAAACAGTCAGCATTGTGTCGGTGAAGACGGTAAACCGCTGGTTTGTGACGGAGATTCCGGTGGTAACACTATGCATGCTGTTGATCAGTATATTCGTAACAAAGCAAGGCAGGGGATCGACCTTGGTAACCCTGGTGGCTTTGGCCCTCTTTGCTATAAGAGCATTGGACTTGACGAGGTGTAAAGGATGATCAGACCTGACGAACTATACCATCATGGCGTAAAGGGTATGAAATGGGGTGTTCGTAGGTATCAGAACTATGACGGTTCTCGTATTAAAAATGGTAAGAAACCAGTTTACAAGTACAGATTTGTACCGGATGACGACATAATCTTTCCGAAAGGCACTGTTCTTTCCAGAATCCAGAAAGAAGCAAATTTTGACGAGTATCCTTTCTATGCTACATACAAAACACATGACAAATTGGCTTATCTCGGTTTGTATGGTGCGTCTCTAATTTCTAGAGCTAGAAGGGATGCTCGTAAGCTTGTATCTGATGCTAAAAAGAACGGTGGAGACGTTGAGGATGCTAAAAAGCAGCTTAGTGATGTAGAGAATTTGATAGTGTATCAGCATAATCTAGCTGCTAGAACGAACATTAGGATGCCTTCTACCAGGAGGGCTAGTGAGATTACTAATGAATTAATTCAACAGAAGAGATTCAGAGAAAATCTTACGGATTCCATTAAGTATTCAAAGCAGAACTTATTTAGACCTAATCAGCAGATCGCTTTTGGAAAAGCTTTAAGAATCTTAAAGAGGGATGATTTGTCTAATCTTTCAGAGCGAGAGAAACGGGACGTTTATGCAGCTCTCAACATTTCATTAACTTTCCATGAGAAGTCTGGCTTAGCTGTTCAGAAGAAGTTTTATGGAGAGTTGAAGAAGTATGGATACGGAGCCATAACTGACATTAACGACAAAATGTTTAGTTCGTATCATGCTCAAGATCCATTGATCTTTTTTGATACCAGCAAGGTCAAATCCAAGGATATTGTTGCTTTGGATAGAGAATACATTTACAGGACCCGAGGACCGTTTGAAGCAGAACGATTATTTAAGGAAGCTGTTGGTAGTGTACCTATGATTAACAAAAAACGATACGATGAGCTCTATCATTTCGGCATCAAAGGAATGAAATGGGGTGTTCGTCGATACCAGAAACGAGACGGAACCCGAACCATCCTTGGTAAGAAACACGAAAAGACGGATAGAGAGACATGGAGAAAGAAGGAAAGTAAGACACTTTCCGATGAAGAGCTTAAGCGGAGAATTAAGCGATTACAGACAGAGCGTGAATACAACAATCTAATTGAGTCAGAACTTAGTAGAGACTTTAAACGTGGTGTTAAGAACATAGCCGGTAGCACTACTGGAAGAGTAGTTGGTACTCTAGCTACAGGTGCTGCGTTAGTGGCAGCTGAAAGAGCATTGGCTAAGAAGTTCGAGAAGAAGGGCACAAGCTATGATGAGGCACTTGCTCTGGCTAAGCAGGTTCTTGCATACGGCGGAAAGAAGAAGTAATGCTATCTAACACAGCAGTGCCAATCTACTACGGTCAATTTAGAGAAGCAGTTATTCGCGGAGAGATACCGGTTAATAAAGAAATCTCTATGGAGATGAACCGAATTGACCAGTTGATAGCCAATCCCAATATTTACTATGACCCTGGCAAAGTCGAAGGGTGGGCTAAGTTCTGCGAAAGAGAACTTTGTTTGACTGACGGTTCGCCTCTTCATCTTTTAGACAGTTTTAAACTATGGGGAGAGCAGATTTTTGGTTGGTATTACTTCATAGAACGGAGTGTATACGAGCC